CTCGGCAGGTTCTTCCTCGTCGCCCTTCTGCCGCCGCACGGGGAGAAGAATTTCGCGCATGACCTCATTTGTGAAGTCCGCAAGCGCGTCCAGTAAATTCAGTCGTGTCAAGATTTAACCTCCCCATCCAGCAAGAATGCGGTTGACCTCATGCTCCAAGCGTTCATCCATTTTCGCGGCGGTCTTTTCGGCAAGGCTTTCCTGAACTTCTTCGTTTCCGAGCATCTGCGGAACGGAAGAACCCATGATTTCCTTGATTTCGGCATCGCCTGTGGCAGTTTTGCCGCCGGTGCGCTCGAAGATGCCGATGTGACCAGACTGCATCTGCGCGACAAATGCGCGGGAGAATGTAGTCGGCGCGGTCGATACCAGCTGATGACCGGTCGCGGCAATGCCCGGGTGAACCGGGCGCAGATTGCCGTTGACGATTGCCATGACGGTCTTTTCCGTGTTGACGGTCGGTTTGCTGGGGGATGAGCCGCCATATCGCCAAAGCGGAATCTTGTTGCCACGGAACGCGATGCGCGCCTCGATGCCGTTGAAATATCGGTAGCTGACATTGACGTTTTGCTCTGCGCGGATATTCTTGCGGGTGATGTCGTAACGCTGCCGAATTTCCTTGGTGCTTTGGGTACGGAGAAATGACGCCGCGCGCTTGGTCGCAGAGCGGAGCGCACGTTCCATTCCACCAGGCACGTCCGCAAGCGCCTGTTCCGCGGATTTGAACTTCTCGGCGCCGATGCAAGAAACGTAGAACGAGCTCATTCGTCAAACGCCTCCAGTTCAACACGCAGCAGACCGAGTTCGCAGACAGAGGACGCGACATAGAAGCGTCGGAAAAAGGTCGCGTCATCGGGATCGCTGATCTCCAGCCGCGTACCTTTCTCTGGCTGATTGCCGCCGAGGTCTTGGATTCTGCAATGCAGCACCGTCGATACGAGGAATAGCCCCTGCACATGATCGCTCATAAGCTGCCGCCGGTCCTTTTCTTTCAGACCGGACAGCACAATGGGGATTCCCGCGTGATCTTCGCCATCGTATGTAACGCCATCGTAGACCACAATGCGCCGCTCCGCATACTCATCAAGATTCATAAAGGTGCGCGCATTATCACGCGCCACCATGTCCTTGAACTTGCTCATACTACGGGAGCGGCTGCGCCCAGATCCGGCAATTCTCCCTCGGCGGCTTCCTCGCCCGGCTCGACCGACACGGCGATGATTGCCGCGATCAGATCGTCTTTCCTCTTGAGCTTTGCCGTAGAAATGCACATTCCCTCTGCCAGTTCTTTAAGCTGGGCAACGGTCATTTTCTGAAGCTGCTCCGCGTCAAGGTGAGCCTCTGTGTCGCTCTCTGCGCCGTTTTCTGCGCCGGGAATATCGGAGCAGGGGGCGGCGCCGCTTTCGGGCGCGCTGGCGGTTGCAACAGGCGCTTCGTCCGCTTCGTTCACGATAGCGGCAACGCCGAGCGCAACAAGGCGCTGCGCTTCGGCTTCATCCACTTTGCAGGTGCCGCCGCGCTCGATGAGCTTCGGCATGGCGTCCTTGGTCTTACGCCAACCGTAAGAGCCGCTGGTAATTTTGACTTCTACCATGGTCGTACTCCTTTCCCGTGCCCGATCAGCCTACGACGTTTGCGGCGTAGATGTACGGGCAGTAGTTGTGGGGAGCAGCCAGCGGGCGGGTTGCCAGCCGCAGCTTGCGCTTATCGCCCGGCTGATCGAGGATGAACTTCGGCACACGCTTTGCGGCGTAGGTGGCGAAGTCGGTCGCGCCGTAGTCGATCTGCGTGATCTGACCATACATCATGTGACCGCAGCCGGGAGCCGTGACCATTGCGGAAGTCGCGGGGAAGTATTTCTGCTCCGCGTTGCTGTCATCGACATAGGTTTCGTCAACGCAGATCACGTTCAGGCGGAAACCGCCGAAGTTGAGCGTTCCCATGTAGACAACGCCATCGTAGACGCTGAGCTGCTGGTCAATCGTGCCGATGATGATGCCGCTGTTTCGGTCAAGAAGTTTCTTGACGTCATCCAGAGCGAGGATCGCGTCTGCGACGTCCGAGCCGATGACCAGATCCGCCGCGTGCAGACCGCGCTTGGACAGCTTGCGGCACATATTCTTTACATCTCCAAAGAACGATGCGCCGGTTTCGCCCTGAGCGCTCCACTTGGTGTTGACGGTGTAGGTGTGATCGCTTGCCGTGTCGTAGAACTGCACATGCAGCGTCTCACCCTCGGTCTTATCGTCGATGTAGGACTGCATCGTGCAGGCGTTGTTGATCATGGTCTGTACCGCCATCCATTCCTCGCGGCGGACGATGCGGAGGTTCATGTCGGTCAGATCGTCACGCTGCAGCCGTGCGGCGCGCTGCGCCGGTGTGCTGTTCGCGTAGATCGCTTCACCGAAGCCGCGCTTACGCAGATCGTCCAGCGTCAGCAGACGCGAGGGCGCGATAAACGCAGGCTGATATTCATGGATTTCATAGCCGCGGCGCTCCATCGGAATGTCACCGGCGCGCGCAGACACGAAAGCGGCCATCTTGCGGTCACCCTTGCGGTACTCGGTCAGCACCTTGTCGGACGCGAAGATGTCACCATCGCCGGTCGGGAAATAGCGGTCTTTGAAGAACGTCTGGCGAGGCACGATTTCTTCCGTGATCGCCATCAGTACATAGGTGTCAAAGAAATTCAGTTCAGCAGACATGTTTGTTTCCCTCCTTAGTTGGCAGCGGCGGCATTCTTGAAGACGATGCCGCGCATACGCAGGTTGTCCTTTTCGGTCTCGCTGATGGTGTGGCTTGCGGCAACAGTCACCTTGTCCGGGTCAAAGCAGCCTGCCGTATAGACCGCAACCTTTTCGTCCGCAGAAGTGCCAACGTCGATGTCATCACAGAGGATGCAGTCAGGCGTCAGCGTTTCGTTGGTTACCGCGGCCGTGCCGAGAACAACCAGCTTGCCATCACCGGCTGTGCCGCTGGACTTGGCAAGGATCGTGCCGCGCTTCAGCGTTGCCGCTGCGGACAGCTTGCGGATTGTGCCGCCGCTTACCTGAACGGCGGGTACGACATCGGTAAACAGACCGTCATAGTTCATGTCACCGAGTTTCTTGCTCAGATTGGTCATAGCTTAACCCTCCTTCTTCTTGCCGAACAGAGCGGAAACGGCGGCTCTCGCCTCTGCCATCTTCGCTTCCGGCGTCTTTTCGCCTTCGTCTTCCTCCTCGTTGTCAGGGGGAGGCGTTGCGCCGACATCATCTGCGCCAGAATCGTCGGCATCGTCTTTCAGATCGGACAGGAACTTTTTGCCCTGCTTTGCCGCCGCCTTTGCAGCGCTGACCAGCAGCTCTGCTGCAGTAAGCGGCTTATCGCCGTACTTTGCCTGCTGAACGGCAGTCGGGTCGAGCAGGCTGGAAACCTCGTCGATTTCCTGCATACGCGCGCGTTCTGCCTGCACAGCAGCGTTGACCGCCTCGGTGTGATCCGCGGAAGCACGGGCAGCGGTTTCTGCCTGAGCGATTTCGTCCGGGTACTTTGCCCGGAGCTCTTCCAAAGTCATGGAAATTCCTCCTTTGCCGGTGTCTTCCGGCTGTTTTTTATTCGTCTCAACCGAAGCGGATGTTTCGGGTGTGACCGTAGGAATGTTGTCCGGGGCGAACATCCCCGGTGCAAGATGGAACTGCTTGCCGCGCACAAAAAGGCTTCGCCCGTCTGCGCTGGCAGCAATGTTCGTAGGCTCTGCGTCTTCAATCAGTTCGTCCGCAAACCCCTTTTCGATTGCCTCGCGGCCGGTCATATAGGTCGTATCAGCCATCATGTGCATGATGACCGTTTCGGAAAGACCGGTCTTGCGCTTGTAGACCTCCATCTGCATTTTGTCCCATGCGTCCTGCTGGGTAGCCTGTTCCCGCAGTTCATCGGCATTGTAGCCGCCCCAAAGGTACTGCCAGCACTTGTGAATCATGATAATGCTGGACGGATTGACCTTGACTGTGTCGCAGGCGCTCATAATGATGCTGCCCCCGCTCATGGCAACGCCGTCTACAATGCAGGTCAGCTTTGTGCCGGCTCTCGCCAGTTCGCGCAGACGGTTGTGAATCATGTTCGATGCTCCAGCGTCGCCGCCATAGCTGTTCATGCGGATCGTAACGTTCTTGCAAGAGGAAATCTGTTTGAGATCCTCCAAGAACTCGGAAAGCAGAATGTATTGCCCGTCAATGGGTTCACCCCACCAGTTCGTAGGCTGTTCCTCATAGATATCGCCGTACATGGTGATCTCAGCCGAGGTTTCATCGACTGAAGCCATCGCATAGACCTTTTTCTTGATGCTGATAGCCGGTGCTGTGTTCTCGTTCATACCGTTTCCTCCTATTCTTCGCTTCCGTCATCGTCGTTGGACGGAGCAGCAGATTCCTGTGACGGGCTGCTTCCGCTCGCCGCAAGCAGTTCATTTTCACGCGCAAGCTGATCGATGTTTTCTTCCCAGTCGCCGCCAGACATCTCGCGCGTTACCTGATCGTGCGTCTTGATGGCGTGACCGGTCAGCATCAGGGCAGCTTCGGCTTCCTTTTTCGGGTCAAGGCTGCCCTGCACAGGACCAATCCAGCGCGCGCCGCACCATGCTTCGCGCAGAAGCGGGTCTTTGTAGAATCCGACCGCTTTCAAGCGTCCGAGCGCAACAGCTTCCGCAAGGAACAGTTCATAGACCGGCTGGCAGAAATCATTTACGAACCAAGACCGGCGCATTTTGAACGCTTCCCATGCTTCCAGCAGCGCGCCGCGGCTTGCAGAATAAGAACTGTTGAACTCCTTGATCAGCACGTCATAGGGCAGTTCCAGCGCCGAGCCGACCAAGCGGCAGATCGTTTTCACGAATGTTTCAAAGCCGGCTGTCGGGATGTTCGGACTTCCAAACTGGACGCTTTCTCCGGGAGCAAGGTGCGTGACCGTTCCCGGACCCATTTCATATTCGTTGGGGTCATAGGAGATGTTGCTCGCGTCAGATCCATCAGGATTCCCACTCGGCACTCCGGCAATGTCACCCGCGCCGACCTCGTTGAACGGCGTATCGGATTGGTCTGTTTCGGTTGCAATCCACGCCGTGAAGAAACTCTGCACCAGAGCCGCCATCAGTTCGGATTCCGTGTAGCGCCGAAGCTGCAACAGCGGCTCGATCACCTGCGCCAGATATGGAACACCACGGTACTGATCTGGGCGTTCCGAGTCCATGATGTGCAAAATGTTCGGCAGACCCGTGCGGTCTCCATAGGCAGTAACGCGCGTCCATTTCTGCTGCTCGGTTGTGATCTGGTGCGGGTAGGTGTTGCTGATGTAATAGGCGACAACACGTCCGTTGCTGTCAACCTCTACGCCATCGAAAACGCGGTTTCCAGCTCCGGGATGACCGTCTGGCACAACAGCATCGGTGAAGCCGCCGAGTGTGTACCCGCCGCCAAAATCAGACGGAGTCGAAATGCGGTCTGCTTCGATAACGTGCAGCCGCATCGAATACGGATTCAGCGGTGTTGCCGGGTATCGCTTCACCAACACAAAAACATCGCCAGACATCAGCCACGATTTCAGGGCAAGCTGCTGCAGCGCTTCAAAATTGTTCAGACCGAGCGCGTCACAGTTCTGCTTTTTGCCGCCCCATAGCCGAAACTCCATCTCAGCTTTGTGCTGCCATTCCTTTGCTGCTTCCGGTGTCATGCCGAGCAGATCGCGGTCAATCGTCGATTTCAGCGTCAGACCTGTTCCGACAACCTTTGTTCGGTTGGTGTTGATCGCGCTCGTTGCCACCGGCGATGCCATGTAGAGCATTCTCGATCGCTGCCGCAAGGTCGCGTTGTTTCGGTTAATATCTTCATTTGGCGAACCGCTGTCGGGTGTAAACCCTTTGAGGGCACGCCGGGTTACGCTGGCACCAGCCTCGCTGTAACCTTTGGCATACGGAGCAGCGCCCCGATTGTGCTTTTTCTTACTCAATGCATCCGCCTCCTGTGATATAAAAAACGGACGGTCTGGCGGCGAAAGGAGAAAACTCCGCCAGACTGTCCGTGCAACGCCCTTTCGGGCGAATTGCCGTATTTATCATTTTCGTGAGGTCACGAAAAAGGTCACCAATCGCGCGGGATGACACCAAACGCCTTGCGGCGCTTGCTGCCGTTCAATTCCGACGTCAGTTGGTCGATCTCGTTTTCCATCTGCTTAATCTCCTCCGACAGAGCCGGAAGATCAAAGCGGGTAAGCTGCCGGTCGTCGATCATATAGCTTTTTACGCCGCCATCGACCAGCGCCGTGTAAGCATCGTAGAGCTTTTCGAGCGCAGCTTCGCGGAATGCGAGCCGCTTTTCAATGATGATTCTGCTTGCCATAAATGCTCTCCTTACCAATCGTCATAGTATTTCTGCTTGCTGCGCTGTGCCGGTCGGGGTCTTGGTGGGGCGATTCCCGTAGACGGTGGGGCGGGCGTTCGCTGCCCAGCGGCTGCTTTCAACTGCCGGTCGATCTCATCGAGATTCTTCGGCAGCGCGCGGAACGCCGCGTTCGCGTAGTTCCGACAGTCCAAAGGCTCGTTGCGCTCATGCCCGGGAATCTTCTTCCACGACCAAGGCTGCTTTTTGTTTGGGTCATAGACCTTTGTTTCGGACAGCAAGCCGGTGAAATACGCGCTGCCGTAGTCATCCCGCTTCGGGAAGTGGCAGTATTTCGCGCCCGGCGTCTGCACACGCAGGTTGTCCATGATGATCTCCTTGCCAGAGTCAACGCCGATCTGATACTGCCAGCAAGTGCCGACCGCGATCTGGCGAACGATGATCTTCTGCTTTTTGGGCGGCGCGGTGTATGGCTTGTCTTGACCGGGCATACCTTTGATGCAGAACACCTTTTTGCCGATTCTGGCGCGGCATTGCAAGCGGACGTCCTGTGTGAAGTGACCGCCCTCATCAACAAAGGACATGGACACGCGAAGACCAACGCCGTTTTGAAACCGCAGAACGCGGTCAAAAACCATCTCGTCAAGTTTGCTCCATGTGGAGTCATCGTCCGGTCGGCCCATGACGATCCCTTTTTCAATGCCCCATGTTTCACCGAAATGTCCATGCCCGACGATCTCATATTCCATGCGGTCATCCTGCGTATCGACGCCTGCGGTCAGCACAAGAACGCCCTGCGGCAGCTCAACCGGCTCTCCGTTATCGTCCTTTCCATAATCCTCGCGGCGTGCAAGAAGCGAATCTTCGTCCTCAATATCGCCGCGATCTTCCCATGGCTCACCGAAGCAGGTGTTGTAAACAACCTGCATCTTTTTCGTGCTTCCGATGGCATTCAGGTATTTCAGCACGATAGATTCCCACGATGCCCATTGGCTGACGAAAGCGTTCAGCCAGAAAGAACGTGTTCCCTGTGCGTAGGCTTCGGGATTTTCTGCAATCCACTTTGCCGGTGCGCGCTTCATCTGCGCTTCGGACGCAATGCAGCCGCAGCCAGGACAGACGTAGTACACCTTTCCGACCTTGAACGTTTTCTTGTGTGCGACGATGATCTCCTCATGCTCGAACCGAATATCGGACCAGCGGATTTCGTGATACTCTCCGCAGTTTGGACATTTGGAGTTCCAGCGTTCCATCGTGCCGGTGTAGTAAGCGGATTCAATGGCGCTGGCGTTTTTGATCGTTGTGGTAGATACCTCAACGGCTTTGGCGTTATAGAACGTAGTCTGACGAGCCATCGCCAGATCCCACGGATCGCCCTCATTGCCGGCGCTCATTGCCCAGCGGTCGCGTTCGTCACCGAACACATATCGGATAGGCTTCGATGCCAGCGCGTGTGCCTCAGTCGAGCCGCACATCGTAAGGATGCCGCCCGGATAGGCTTTCTGGAGAATCGTGTTGTGCGAATCGCGGCTTTTCGGTGCTGCAATCTTCTGACGCAGCGCCGGACTGTCGCGTAGCATCGGAGCAATACGGAGTTTGGAATACTCCTGCGCGTCAATGGTGGTGGGATGGACGAACAAAATAGAGCCGGGGTCTTCGTCAATGATATAGCCGATGCAGTTATTCAGAAACTCGGACTTGCCGACCTGAGATGCGGCAACCATAACGATGTGCCGCACTTTGGGATCGGTGAAAGCATCCATCGGCTCTCGCAGATAAGGGGTGCGCTCTGTACGCCACGGTCCGGGTTCGGCTGCGCTTTCTGCGGACAGGCGGCGCTTCGCTTCCGCCCATTGACTCACTGTGAGATCATCTGGCGGCGTCATACCTGCCAGCGCTTTCCGCATGGCTTTATTCAGCCGTGCCGCTCCGCGCCGTTTGGCTTGGCGTTCCGCTTCGGCTTTTTTCAGCGCATCAGTCGATGCCTCATTCTTCGTCATAGCTGCGCCCCGCATTGCTCCAGTCGCGCCGCTCATTTACCTTTTCGGCGTATTTCTCCGGGTCGTAGTGATACGCGGCAAGCTCCCGCATGACCTTGTGGACTTCCTTGCGGATGATCTCGGCGGCTTCGGCTGGACTCTGGGCAGCGGTGACATCGACCGATAGCCGACCGGGGAGGGAGAGCAGCGCGCCGCGGATGGTATAAATCAGGTCTTCCGTGAATCCCTCAACATCTTCCGAGCGGTGCAGTTTGCCTTTCAGCTCCTCAACTTCCATCTTTGCAAGCTGCGCTTTGGACAGCTTGAGCTGCGCTTCGGACTGCCGTTTTGCTGTTTCCAGTTTCTGTTCTGCTTCGCTGATCTGCGGTTTGGAAAGGAAATTGATATATCGCTGAACCGCATCGCCAAGCTGGAAGTAGCCGCGGCGCGCCGGGATAATTGTTCCGTCCTGCGCCATCTGCTGCACCCGCCGTGCTGTCACGCCGAGGATCGCGGCAAGCTCTGTCGTGCTGACTTCCGCCTCAGCGTCAATCTTGAGTCTCGTTTCAGCCATATAGCAAGCTCCTTTCGCTTTTTTCGAGGGGGCTCAGCGGAATTGCACCGCAGCACCCGTGCTGCACGGGCGTGACCCTTACCCCGATGTGGTCATATAAATCTTAGGAGGTCGGTACGGTATGCCTCACCCGCACCGTGGTATGAAAAACGTGCAGATTCCGTTCGGTATCTGCACATATTCCAGCGGTAATCGTAACGAAATTACCAAAAAAACAGGAAACTAACTAGGCGAAAAATGGGGTCGTCGAGCCCGCAACAGATAGGGGGGTGGGCGTCACAGTACCTTTTCAGCGGCCGAAGCGGTCACGGCGCATGATACCCTGCCACCCGGCAAACTTATCGCGCGTGACAACGTCCTTTTCGCAAGGCTTTTTGCAGCCTTTACGCCCTCGATGGCAGATGCATACCGTCTTTCCATTGACGATCTGCACCCAAACAGGAATCTTTTCTTGTTCTTGCATCTTTTTCGCCTCGTATCTGTAACTGAATTGAGCGGTGAATCGGCTGCATACCCACCCGACCATTGCGAATAATATCAGGACCTACGATTGTTCTGCGGAGAAAACTGCATCGCCCTCCTTGATGAACATGACGTGTCCGCAATGCTCACAAACAACCTTGGCATACTTTGGCGGCTTCTCGGCTACGCTCAGAGCGGACGCTTTGGCGCGGTCTACCTGCTCCTGCGTGGTGATTGCAACATTCTGTGCTTCTTCCTTTGCGGCGTTATCCAGATAGGCTTGGTATCTGGCACGACGATCCTCTTCGGATTCACCGACCACCCCATCATCGAAAAGGGTGTCGGCATCAAAGTCGTCGCTGGGAGCGGGGAAGCCGAGGGATTCAAGATCAAAGTCGAAGTCGAGGTTGAGCATATCAATCTCATGCAGCAATTCATCGTTGATCCACTCCGAGAACTCAGATATGCGGTTGTCTGCCAGACGGTCGAGCTTGATTGTTTCTTCGTCTGCGTCTGTCACGACACATGGAACTTCCTCCATGCCGAGCCGAATGGCAGCAGCATATCGGGCGTGACCTTTGACAATAACGCCGTTGCGGTCGATGACGAGCGGCACATTGAAGCCGACCTTTGGGATGATCTCAACGAGCAGGTTGACGGTCTTATCGTTCTTCCGAGGATTGCGGACATACGGCTTGACCTCGGAAATCTTCTTCATCACGATCTGATTAACAATCTCCATCAGTGCCAGCCTCCTTTCGATACTTCTGAAGCTGACGCGCCTGATTCTCGGAGATTGCAGCGCGTGTGAATGAATTGTTTTCGTAGAGCTTTGCGTAGCCGGTGATGTGCTTGAGGCGCACCAGTTCTTCCGGTTCTAGGCCAAGCTCATTGCAGACCTGCAGATCGGTCGCGCCGTTCATCAGCATTTCCATGACGATATTGGACATACCGTTAATGGAGTGCTTGCCTCTGGCGCGGTTGTGCCGAACGGTCGAGGCCATGAGATCATTCATGGTCTTGCCATGAAGCACAACACAGGGCAGCTTCCCCTCGCATGAAGCGTAGATGTCTTTGAATCTGCGCATGATGCTGTATCGGTGGAAGCCGTCGACGATAACATACCGGTCTTTCTTTTCGTCGTAGATGGTAACGACGGGCTGCGTGTAGCCGTCCGCTTTGACGGAGCGATAAAGCAGCTTCATCTCCTGTGTGGCGACACTGTTGGGGTTGTAGTCATTTGCGTGGACCTTTTCAATGGGTATCCACTCGACCTGATGAATGGGCTGATCTGAAATCATTTCTTGCTGCCCATATATTGCTCAAACTGCGCGGCGTCGCGTTTGCGATAGGTGGGAGCCTTTTCCCGGATGCGGAAACGGGAGCGGGCATTTGCGTTGTTCGTGCCATCAATATCATTCAGGACGATCTCTTTGACATGGACACGATACCATTCGTCTCCGGTCTGATTCTTCCAGCGGTTTCGGAACAGCTCGTGGTATTCGGGCTTCACGATATTGACAAGCAGATAGTCGCGGTATTCCTGCCACGAACGGAATGCAAAGGGGAGCTGGCGCGGAATAATGTCGCCGCTGTCGAAGGTATGGGCGAACGTGCCGACGCCAGATACGCGACGGATGAATTTGTTGTAGGTTTCAGGCTCGAACTCCTGCAGCATTTCAATCGAGTGCCAGGCGGTTTCATGGATGAGCGCCGAGACGCGCATTGCTTCCTTTGCCAAGCCCCACTGATATTGCAGATCGTAGACGCGATTGTAGGCCCAGTGATTCTTGGCAATGGCTGTCCAGATGTCATCGTTAGTGAAATCGTAGATCGGCCAGAACACCTGACACCTGCCAACTTTCTTCTTGCACCACGTCACGCCTTTGTATCGGGCTTCATGCTGCGTGATAGCAACGCGCCGGTTCAGGCTTTCCGTCATGCGCATACCCACCAGCACGGCACAATTCTCAGAATCGGTGCAGTAGGACGGGAGGACGTTGACAAGCTCATGGAATCGGTTTTCGCTGCTGGGGTTTTCCTTGATGGAGAGCGGGTGCTGCTGGTGAATCCAGATCGCTTTGTCCTCCGGATTCCAAACACTGATGAAATTCTTCTCTGGGGAGAGCGTGTTTGTGAACTCAAAGGGAATCTGGAACCAATACGGCGTGACTTCCGGCAGCTCCATGATGTGCTGCATATAGTCCACCGTCGCTTGCCACTCAGCTTCCTGATCGAGCCAGAATACCTTGAGCGGCAGACGCCCGCGCTCCTGCGCAACCATAAGCGCCATGCGGAAAAGAACTGTACTGTCCTTGCCGCCGGACATGCTGACGATCACATCGTCGTGGCCGTCGAAGATCATCCGCAGCCGTTCCAATGCTTCATCGAATACGTTGTTTTGCAAGTAGATCATTGCTGCTGACCCCGCGCCGCTCATGTGAGCAACATAGGGTTTCCTCCTTTTTTTCGATGTACCCGCAGCCGGCAGCGTTGGCGATACGCCGCAGGTCCGAGCCATCCTCCACGCAAGGAGCATCGTGGAGGCATGTCCTCCTTCCGAATAAAATGAGCAGCGCCCCGATCAGGAGCGCCGCCCGGCTTGATTTGGAATTTTACAGTTTACATGAAATCACATCTTAGGGGTGATTGCAAGCGTCACAGCGCGTCAGCGCGCGTCATGGCGGGGCAAGTTCCGAGGAAGCGATAACATATGGACTTGACGCCATCCTCGGAATTTCGACCGCCAAGCACACTTGCAACTACCTTCCATGGCATACCTCGAATGAAACGCAGCCGGAATACAAGGCGCGTTGTGTTGTCCTCGATTCCAGCGATCCAGACAGCAATCGTTTCCTCACTTCTGGCAATCTGTTCTTTCAGCGCGTCGCGCTGCGTCTCCATGTCCGCAATCTCCGCGCCGAGGACGCCGACCTTGTCATTGACGCCGGAGGCGTGCGGCATTCCATCCAGCTTCTGCGCCCCGGGAACGGCCGCATTCCACAAGCCCTGAATCAGTTCTTCGGTTTTCTGAAGCTGCTGGACAAGATCAAGGTGTCCATTCAGTTCCGCCAGAGTCATGTGTGCCGCCCCTTTCCATCGTTATTTCGTCTTCTTCCACGCGCGGATCGCAGTCTTCTTCGTACCTTTCGGCTTGCCCACTCTATTGCAATTATAACACCTGACGCAAAACATGGGCGGTGTTCTTGGACGCAGATATACTTCCTCGACCTTGCAGCGGCTGTCCGCACCGCAAAACCGGCAGGTCAATTCATCGGTTCTCGGCATAATTTGTTCCCTCCATCTTTATCCTATTGGCTGAAATCTCTACATACTCGGAGTTCAAGTCAATCCCGATGAACTCCCGCCCCAGCCGTTTTGCCACAACGCCGGTTGTACCAGACCCCATAAAGGGGTCGAGAACGATGCCGCTTTCTGGACAGCCCGCCACAACGCAAGGCTCAATCAGCTTCTCAGGAAATACGGCAAAGTGCGCACCGCGAAATCCGGTTGTGCTGACGGGCCACACGTCACGCTTGTTCCTATAGCCCGCTTGATTCTCACAGTTTCCATGGCTCTTGCGTTCCACGCAGGCGCTGTTGCTATAGCATTGACCGCCCACGTAGGCGCCACCGCCGCGGAACGTTCTGGCGTTTCCCTTGATCGATGTAACCGGCTCTCTGATTGCTGCCGCGTTGAAATAATAGCGCTCTGACTTCGACAGCAGAAAAATGTACTCATGGCTTTTTGTGCAGCGGTCTTTTACACTCTCTGGCATGGCATTTGTTTTATACCAGACGATGTCCTGCCGCAAATACCACCCGTCTTCCCGGAGCGCAAAAGCCAACTGCCACGGAACGCCGATCAAATCCTTGTATTTGTAACCTTGCGGTGTGCGTTTTTCCGTGTGCCCGTAAGAATTACGGGTGTTCGTCGGCGGCTGCTTGCCCGATCTGGTAGCGTAACTGTCACCCATGTTCACCCATAGGGTTCCGTCTTCCCGCAAGACCCGCCGAACCTCGCGGAAAACACGGACCAATTTTTGCAGGTACTCTTCTACGCTTGTCTCTCTTCCAATCTGACCTGCTATGCCGTAATCTCGCAAATTATAATACGGCGGAGAGGTAACGCAGGTATGGACGCTTTCGGATGGCAATGTTCGCAGCTGTTCCAGCGCGTCACCAAGCAGTAGTCTGCTGATTGCAGTCGTCATACTTCTTCACTCCACGCTTTGAACATAGAAAACATCATTTCGGCAAATCGCGCAAACGCGGTCTGCGGGGCATTCGAGGTGCGTGTTGAAGTAGCAACGTGGCTGCTTGTTCTTCGGAATGAAACGAATGAACGTTTTGTCGCCATCGGCCATGATATGCACGTGAGATTTCCTGACCGCCATCCTGTATAGACCAACGAAAACTTTGGCATCGTTCTCGACCGCAAAAGGTTCTTGGATAAACCGGCAGGCATCGTTTCTGCTCATGCCAGCGCCCATCAGTATTTTTAAAGCTCTTTTTCGCTTCATGCCGTCACCTCCCAGCCAACGCCTCACCCATAAAGAGCAGGGCTTCGGTGAGAGCGTTTGCGGAAACAAGACATTTGAAAAAACGACGTGAGAGTTGAGCAATGGTATCGCAGACACTATCGCAGCGAAGATATGTTCTGTATGCCTGGAGATTGCTGTCACCTGGCGCCTTGCTCTGCATAATCCTGTTTGCCCGGTTGCGGCTATATCCGCGGGCCATCAGCAACTTAACAGCACGTTTCCGTGTCATGGGTTGTTTCCTCCTTTTCGCGCGCCATCCGCTTCTGCTCCATGCGAGCCAGACGATCATCACTCGCTACTGCCCATTTCCGACGCTCGGCTGCCTTTGGACGGCGCAGAAAGTCCACCCTTGCATTTGAGGTGTAGCTGGATGGCATTCCGAGTTTCTTCGGCTTAGACATCGTTTACCTCCATCGCTGCCGCTGCTTCCTCAATGGAAAACAGACCGACTTTTCCTCCAATCCCTGAGAGCTGATACACCACGTTTTCAACTTCTGTCAGTATCTCGCGCGTTGTCCATGTCTTTCCTCGGGCACCGTAGCTCAGCAGCTCGATACGATCACCGAAGTGCATATAGTCCCAGCCAATCCAGAACGCATCCGGAAACAGAGGACCGATGCCTTTCTCGGAATACGTCAAGCCGCCGTGGCAGCTAACCTTGATTTTCTCATAGTTAAGCCCGTAGCACGGGTGGTCTTTGGGAATTTCAACATAGGCGCACGGGTGAGAACCGAGAGAAACAATGCAGTAATGATACCCGTGGACATACCCTTCGTCCAGAATCTCACGATCCGCATTAGGGTCGCTGCTATATACCATTTCTTTCATTTGCGTCCTCCTGTTCTGAAACGATCGGCGTAGGGGCAGGCTGCCCAATGCGGCACATAGCCCACACCGGTTGCTTTGGCTGGGTCTTCCGTGTATTCGCACGAAAGCACTTGCCCGTTCCAAGTGACAATTTTCTTACTGCCGACGCGCGGCTTTTCGATGTAGTAGCGCGGGGTGGCATCACAGGGGATGGATTTCCCGGCTGGTGTCTTAATCCAGACGATAGCCGCCATGCACGCTTTACAAGATGACATCTTTATTCCCTCCATACTCATTCTGTTTCCTCGCGGTCATCGTCGGAATCCTCCGCAGCACCGTATATAGTAAAGAGCCGGTGCGTACCTTCTGCCATTTCTTCTTCATCGTCCGACTTCTCATAGCCGAGCGTTTCGAGGATTTCATAGATGTGATCCAAGTCCGAATTTTCGCAAAGCTCATATTCGTAGTGGTTCATGTTCCACACGCGCCGGTAGTAGCTCATGTCCTCGTCATCGAGGGCAGAATAGCAGCAGCAGAAAATCAGCTTTTCCGGCTGGGCTTCCGCCGCGCTGCGGACAAAGCCCATATCGCAGAAATCTTCGTTTTCATCGTCTGGCGAAAGTCTCATGCCAAGGAGCTGGGCACAGAGCCGAGGGTTGATGGAATTGCAGTAGCCACCGTCGATTGACTCTGTCGTTGCCACGCAGAACAAGGCGATTTCCTTCATGTGCTGTTTGAATACGCTGTTCGGAAGCTCTTTGATGAAATCCTTGCGCAGTTCAAAATGGGCCTCCGCTACTTCCGCAAATTCATTTTCGGCCTGTTCGTCTCTGCGGCGCCGTTCCTCGCGGGCTTCGGCTTCGGGGTCTGGCTGCTGCGATTGCTGGCGCTCCTTGTAGAGCGTAATTCCGGACGAATCTGTCCTGTAGAAGTAACGAACGTCGTTAGCATCCTCCGGCACGGTCATTTCTCTTTTCAAATCCCAGCGGTGATACCCGTCGCAATAGACCATACCGACGTTTTGGCCGTTGAATTCGCCGGTTCTTTCAATCTGATATGCAAACTTGTCTGCAATTTCAGTCCATTCAGCAAATTTCTTTCGGATTTCCTGCTCGGAAATCAGACTTTTCAGAACGCTGTTGAAATTCGCTGTGCCGATGGCGTCAAGGGCCTTGTTCTTGTCTTCGGGACTGTCCAGCTTGTCAAGCTCCAGATAATCGTTGAGCGTCGCACCGCGGGATTCAGCTTTCTGGAATTTCTGCCGGTCGAGGTCAAGCAGTTTTACACGGCGGCGAATGGTGGTCTGAGAGAAGCCGGATTTTTCGGCGATTTCAGCTACGGAATCGCCCATGTTGAGCATCATCTGGAAGCCCTGCGCCTGCTCATAGACGGTCAGATCGCTGCGCTGCATATTTTCAACGAGCATGGTCTGAAGCTGCTCCCGCTCAGACATTTCGACCACAATGCAGGGCAATTCGGTCAGACCAGCGATCTTCGCGGCAGCGTAACGACGATGACCGATGATGATGGTGTAGTCCGTATCGGGGTTGTCCGGTTCATCCGGAACGACCGTCAGGTTCTGCAGAACGCCGCTGGCCTTGATGCTTGCGGCAAGCTCCGACAGATCACCGAGATCCTTGCGCGGATTGTCGGAGTGTGGGAAAAGACGGTCGATTGCGATATTTACGATTTGAGGCATTTGTGAATCTCCTTTCAGTTCAGGGGCGCGTTTGCGCTCCGTTTACGCGGCACCAATGCCGCTGCGCTTTTTTCTTCCGCGCCAGCCGGCAGGTTGGGCAGAATGTATTTTCTTTGCGCTCGATGAAAGAACGACCGCAGCGAGCGCAGTGCTGCGGCGGGATTCTGCGGAACTCGGTGCATTCGTCGCAGTTTTCACAGCGGTCACACCCTTTGATTTCATCCCAGCTTACGCATAACAGCCGCTGCCAGTATGGATTATCGTCAATGTCGTTGATGCGCTTGCGGAGCACTGAGCAGAGCATTTCAAGTGTTTGCACGGTTTCTGTTCGCGTTCTGGACAGGTGTACCGCCTGCTTTACGGTCGGGTCTGGCGCGCCATAACCCCAAGGCTGATCTTTGAGCATGGCGCGTACTTTGTCCTGATTCTCGGTCAGATAGACGAAATAAACTTTCCCGCGCACGGCTTTTTCGGATTTGCCGAGTGCCTTGCCAATGGCGGTGTAGCTGTTGCCTTTTCGGATTCCGTCTGCCAGCACATCGAAGTCGGTCTGTGTCCAAGCTGCGGATGAACCATGATTGTCGGCTTTGACCGGCCGCTCTTTCAGGCCGAGGTCGTTGCATCGGCGCTGGATCGCGCCGGCCGAGCGACGCAGCATATCGGAAAGCTCAGCGTATCCGTACCGATGCTGCTGAAGCAGCATTTTCAGCCGCGCGTCTTCATCGGGTGTCCATGGGTCTTTCCGCTGGATGGCAAATGCCTGAAAGTCCTTCTTGCGTTGCTCGGCTACCCATGCAGGCTCCTCGCCCAGCGCCAACGGCTCCATTTTGGAAAAATCAATGAACGAGCGGTGCTGTTCTGCCCATTTCCAAAACTCATTGAGCCGAATGACACGAAAACTGTTCTGATTGACGCGCTTTGTGTGAATCGGGAGGCCACGGTTCTCAACCCAGCTTTTCAGCTTGTAGTTCCCACCGGCATTGGTGCCGCAAACGGCGATTATAAGCTGATTCATGGATATGTAGTCGCCGCCGAATAGAACCGGGCCAAGCCCCAGCCTGTTTTTTCGCACGACGACAGCCTCGACGGAGCGGTTAAGGCGCTTTGCAATCGCGGGGATTGACATGACACCCCATTGATCTTGGAGGAATTGTTCTTCTGCTTTTGTCCATCCTGCGTGATAGCTTTGCAGTCCGAGCGAACGCCTCTTTTGTCGTACAGACCCTTCCGTCCGGCCAAGCGCTGCGGCAATAGCCGCTGCCGGCTGTGAGCGACTATGCTCGCGGAGATATTGAAGTTGATCGTCCGTCCATTTTCCCATGTGTCAGGCGATTCCTCCTTTCTGTCAGAATAGTGTGAGCTGCCCGGTTTTCGTTTCCTGCAAGGGCAATGGCGGCAGCGCGGCAGACGATTTTAACTTGCCGGTAACTTGCTCGGCGGGTTTTTCGTCTGTCTGAAGCAGTAAATCCATCTGCGCCCAAATGCGGCGGTAGTGCCAGATGTCGCGGAAATAAAACGGGGTGTACCATATGTTCTGGTCTGGCCGGGGGATAAGCCCCCGGCGGTCAAGTGCTGTTGAGGGATGAAGAAGCGTGTCGCCAATCACGACGTACCCGGCGCAGCCCATGAGCGAGAGCTGCAGGTAGCACATCAGGCCAACGATGTAGTCAATGTCCTGCGCCGTAAAAAGCACGGAGGTCTGGTAGTTGATTTCCTGTCGCGTACAGGCATTTGCAAACGCCACCAGCAACGCTCCTGCACCGCAGGCACAATCGTTGACGGAGATCCAGCCGTCCCGCTCTACACGCGCTTGGAGGTCTGTGCCGGTGATCTCGGCCATCATACGGCAGACATTATAGGGCGTGAAAAACTGTCCAGCGTGGTCATTGCCCAGATCAAGCGCCATGTAAAGCTCACCGAGAAAGTCCTGGTCCGGGTTAAAATCCATACCAATCACGACCTCTTGGAGCATCTGCGAGAATTTGAGCATTTCTTCGGGCTTGTACTTTCCGGCAATCGTCATGTACGTCTTTTCGCGCTCAGCGGCTTGACTCCGGTCAACGGTATTTGAGATCGCGATTGCGGCGAGTGTTATGAAATCTTGCCAGATTTCCCAGCGTCCATATCGGCCGCAGAGGGAGTTGAAGATCTTTACAAACTCCGTCTGATGGGTGCTTTTCAGATTGTGCGGCACACTTCTTCCCATGGCTTATTCCTCCGTCTGCGCCGGTTCAGGCGGTACGATGGAACGCTTGGTAACCTTGCCTTTGGTGGACTCGACACCAGCATCGAAGCCGCGCCGGTAGACACGATAGAGATACTTCGTCATGTCCTCACGGTTCATGTGTTTGATAGCCTTGTAGTCCTCGCGCTTGAGCATCGGCGGCTTCAACTCATTCATCAGCCGCGTCCTCCATATCGTCCGGTTCATCAGCCGGGAGCACTTCGCGCGGATTCGAGCCAGCGTACGGGCCGACGATGCCGTTTTCCTCCAGCAGCTCCATGATGCGGGCGGCGCGGGCATAGCCGACGTTCAGGCGGCGCTGCAGGAGAGAAACCGTCGCCTTGTTCTCCATGCGGACAACGCTGACAGCCTGATCGTAGAGGTCATCATCGGCGGCGCCAGAATTGTCGGCAGTAACGCAGAGTTCATCATCCGCGTCCTCCAGCTCGTTTACGTCATCCGTTTCAGCTTCTGCTTCCTCGTTGATGCCTTCCACGTCTTCCTCGTATTCATCGTCTGCGGCTTCTTCCTCGCTGATGACGGGCATCATGCCAGCGGCAAGTGAGTGCTTTTCCAAGACGTCCTTGAAGAAATACTGCTGCCAGTATGTAATCATCTTCATCAAGATCGATTCGATCTTGGTGCGGAGCGTTTTTGAGATCGTAAACGTGCCGCCGGTGACGCGCGTTTCAAGCGCACCGTCTTTGAAGATCCACATCATTTCGGCTTCGGGGCTGATATAGCCTGCTTCCTCAACCGCTTCCAGCATGGAAATCTGTGCGTCCATGCCCTGAATCGGGCGGATGATGAAGATGATGGGGTAGCGGTCTTTAAGGAAGCGATAGGTCAGATTGTGTTCGTCACAAATACCCTGCATTTTCTTGGCTTGCGCTTCATATAACGTGATTTCGCTCATTGTAAATACTCCTTTCATTGTCAGTCGAGTAAGAACAGCGTTCCGTTCCACGCCGTTTTCACCCGATAGGGTTGTAAATCTTCTTCCTTGACGTATTTCCGTCCAAAGAGGTCTTTCATGGCTTTCCAGTCATTCCATGGGATTTTGTAGACTTCGCCGGTCGAGAAGCCGGCAACGACGAAGCAGCGTGCGCCGAGGCTCTGGTGGCGATCCATGTAGGACGCCTGAATGTCGAGCACGCGATCCTGTGTCAGACGGTCAGTAGACGTGAATTTGGCTTCAATCAGAATCGTCCGCCCGCCTTTGAGCGTACCCTTGTAGTCGACCTGCGCTTTCTTGGTGTAGCAGGCGAGAAAGCGCCCGTTGCCCTCCGGTTTGATGACTTTCATCGGCTCTGGCGTTTTTTCGATCAGAGCATAGCCGCGTTCGCGGTAATACTCGAAAGAGCCATCAAGCCGCTGCTCGAAATACTGTCCTTTCTGGCGGGCGATCTTGCCCAGAAGCTGTCTTTTCGGGTCTTTTGCCATAGCTGCCTCCTATCCAGCTCCGAAGTAGATGCCATCGCAGTAGATCACGTCGGAGCCCTGTTTGTATTCAGAACACCAGATGTAATCGCTCGTGAGGTCGCTGTGATGTCCCTCAAGGACGTCGGCTGCAATATCCCACGCCCGTTGCACGGCAGCAGCTTCGCCCGGTTCACTTGCTTTGTCCGGCCAGACAATTCCGGTCACGGAGAGCAGCCCCCATTGTAAGCCGTACTTGTTGTCCATCAGAACGCCCTCAATGGTATCTGGATAGCGCGGGTCATTCACGCGGTTCAGGACAACGTCAGCCACACGGTAGCGGCACATATCGCAGCAGGAATCTCCACCGGCTTCCTGATAAATCACGATGGCAAGGCGCTCCCAATCCTCTTTGTTCTGGCACTCGAAGCCGCCCTTTCCGCAAGGCTCGCTGTCTGCCTCTTGGGGAGGCTCTGGCAGGTCATATGTACGGGGAATATCGGCGGTTTCGTATTCAGCCGGCGCGTAAGCCTCGATCACCAAGCGGCTCTGGTAGGCAGCTTCGTCAAACCGCTCCGCCTGCTTGATCGGCTGCACGACAGAAGCGGGGGCGAGTGTGCCGGAAGCCGTTTTGGGTTTGCCGATCTCAATTACCAGAATCACCAGAGCGGCGAGCAGAACCAGCGCCGCCAGAAAAACAACCGTAGGCAGGTTGCGCCTTGCCCATCTTTTCATATCTTCATCCTCCATCCTCCATCCTCGTCTCCTCCGTCAAGCGCAAGCTGCTGCGCTACACCGGAGATCATCTGTTTTATGTCTGACGGGAGCGCCATGTACTCCCGATCGCTCTTGATACGCACCGTGTAGGAACGCTGAAAGTTGGAAGCGACCACGCTTTGCACTGTTTCGGCGTTCATCATGCCCCATTCCCGAAGCTGCTGCGGCGAACCGACAAGCCGTTGAATCGTAGGTGGCAGACGGTCGTATTCTTCTTTCGCGTTGTAGCCGCTGTTTGCAATCGCCCGATAGACCAGCGTCCACGCTTCGGCAGCAGTCATTTCCTTTGGCATGCGCATTTTCGTGATCTGCTCTTTGACTTCGCCGATGTTCGGTGGAAACGTGTTTGTCCGTGATGCAATCATGGCTTTTACCGCGAGTGCAACCACGGCAACAGGCTCGTCTTTGAACATTTCTGCCCACAGGTCAACGATCCTGTTTGCGTCCTTTGCGCCAAGACCGTTGTAAAACTGCGGGTAGGCTGCTTTCAGGACAGCCAGAATGTCAGCCGTTTCAAGCCTGTCCATTTCTCATGCCCTCCGCGATGTTGGTAAACACGTTGCCGCTGGAGCTACCACCCTGATAACGATACTGCCCACCCTTGTCCTGTTCGCTGGAAAGCCAGTTGTTGATAAAACGGCGAATACCTTTTTTCGTCTTGCGCCGCGTGGGGTTATCAGTACACCAGCCTGACATCTTCCGAAGCTCCTGCATGACATTGACGGCTGGGTACAGCTCGCACCAGCGGTTGTAATCCTCCGGAAACACATCAAAGAGCGACTTGTCGTTCAGAATGATGCTGATGATCGGCGGCGCGGAGACGGTTTCCGGCTCTGCGCTCGGAGCAGATAAATCTCCACTAGACTCATCTAAGTCTTCACTAGACTCATCTAAACCTTTACTACTCTCTACTACTCTTACCTGTGGTTCCAAATTGGTTCCAGATTGGTTCCATTCTGGTTCCAGAGGTGCAGGGGGCATCTCCGGAATCTGCGGTTTCTCAGTATAGGCTTTATTGGGCTTAACATAGAGCAGAGCCAGCTCGTCTTGGTAGTCGGTAGGATGGTAGCGGTCGCTTTTCAGTGTGTTGTGCATACGCCAATGCTTGATGACGATGACGCCAGAATCGAAGCGGATGATAAATCGCTTGGCAAGCAGGATTTTCAGATCATCAGCCGAAGCGTTGACATAGTCGGTGATCCGCTTCGGATTGTTGACAAAGCCATCATCGTCGGCACGCATATTGAGGTGAAAGTAGAGAGCCTGAGCCGAAAGCGGCATTTCAAGAAATGCGTCGCTGTCAATGATGGACTTCGTAAACATTCTCTTTTCTGCCATGATTGGCACCTCCTAGTTCAGAACGGCAATTCGCTGTCATCGTCCGCGAGCTGCGAGAAGCCGCCGGTCGGGTCGTAGGTCGGCTCTCCCTTGGGTTTGCCGCCGTCACCGTCGCGCTTAGAATCGCCAAAGTAAACACTGTCGGCAAGGATCTCGGCCGAGCGGCGCTTGTTGCCTTCCTTGTCCTGCCAGTTGCGGATTTGAAGCCGACCGCCCACGACGATCATGCGCCCCTTGCTGAAATACTTCTCTACGAACTCAGCTGTACCGCGCCACGCAACAATGTCGATAAAATCCGTTTCCCGCTCCGCGCCCTGCGCCGCGTAATCGCGGTCGCAGGCGACGGAGAAGGAGACAACCGCCGTGCCGCTCTGCGTTCGGCGAAGCTCTGGGTCGCGCGTCAGACGTCCCATGAGAACAATGCGGTTCAGCATGTCTTCTCCTCCTGCGAAGACACTGTATCTGCTTCGGGCGCGTCATCATTCGGAATCACAATAGCGCGGGGCATTCCCAAAATGGCTTCGAGTGCGTCGCGCTGGTTTTTGCTGTGAAGAATTGCTTCACAGACCCGCAGCCGCTCGGACTCGCGAATCATCTGCTCCAAGTCGACGTCCATGATGATGCCGGCGCCGGGCGATTCGTCAAACGGATAAACGTGAGCGTCTTTTTTATTGAAATTGAGCATTTTTGAAATCTCCTTTTTCGATGATTTTGATAACTTCCTGACACTGCGGAATGTCAAACATTCCGATATGCGTCTTCTCGATCGGAAGCCCCATCTGCTCGGCGAGCCATCCGTAGGCGGCTTTGCGCCGCCCGCGGAACGGCCCGGTTTTCCAGAGAGGGTCGAATGAGGCGTGAGCTGCCATTTTCCATTTTCTGAGGGTGGCATCGGCCAGACGGCCGAGCGGCTTGTCTGTTCGGCCATGGCAGCCGACGTAAGCGCCGCAGTTTCTGCAGAGATACGCGGTGTGGCCGAAGCTGCGGCCATAGATCTCGGAATCATCGACCAACGCGGCTTTGTGGCCGCAGTAATCGCAATAAACGGTCAAGGCTTCTTCGCCTCCTTGTACTGAGCTGTTTTTTCGGGCGGGCCGGTCTGAATACCTTGTTCCTCACACTCGGCGATGATGCCATCGAGGAAAGCAGCCATCTCGGCGGCTGTGTACTCGCTCGTGCCTTTCAGGGCGCGGTAGTGGATGAATTTCTTGCCCTCGATGTAGCCGATGCCGATCTCGGCATAGTGTCTGGCCACGAGCCGCGGCGGCACACCGTCACGCAGGGAAAACAGCACCTTGCACTCGTTCCCGGCTTCGTCGATGTAGCTTTCACCGACACCGTAGCGCCGAATCATTTCCTCGTAGACGGATTCCTTGTCAGTTTTCAGCTTGGCCGCGAGCTGCTCAATGAGCGCCCATGCGTAGCTGTTTGCGCGAAGCCCGCGTGGGTCGGCCTTCTTCGCAATAGAGAACGTGATCGGGCGCTCGCCGAAGTTTTTCCAAAGGTCCTTGCAGCTTTCCCGTGTGTAGATCGACAGGATATATTCGCCGCTCCGGGCATAGGTGATGTCTTTCAGAAAGCCGTTCATACCTTTTCCTCCTCGACGTGACCGTGCAGGTAAACGTACTCGCCAGCAGGTCCGATGTTCTGGTAAATGAAATCGTCACACTTGGCTTTGGAAAGGTGTGTTCCGAGTACGCGCCGCTCATAGACGAATTCGCCGTTTGCCTTTTTCTCGCTGATTCTGGCTTGGATTTCTGCGTCTTCGTAGTTCGCTTCCAGCAGGTAGAGGTCGAAGTTTGGCGCTGAGATCCCGTTCAGGTTGTTTGTGTCAGTGGCGTAGAGGACCTTTCCAGCCGGAAGCAGCAGCTTGTAGCCGCAGTTCGGAACGTCATGCACCAGTGGCACAGGCTCGACCGTAAAATCACCGTAGCTATATCGGTGGTCAAAATCGTACAGGTCGATGTTTGCGGGCTTGACGCCAGCTTCCACCAGAGGTCGCACCAGCCAGCGACAACAGCCAAAACGGAGTGCCGGACGGTCCGCAGCGAGGGCGTGGAGCGTGCTTTTTCGGAAGTGATCTCCGTGCCAGTGTGTCAGCAGAACAAGCCTGAGAGCTTTTGCAACTGGCTTCACGACCTTGTACGGAACGCCGCAGTCGACGAGAATCTGCCCGTCGATCACGACTGCGTTGCCGGTAGAGCCGGTTGCGAGGACTTCAAACGGAACGCTCATTACAGCGAACTGAGGTCAATCTGCTCCGGCTCGCTGGCGTTCTCCTGAAGCTGAGCGGGAGCGCTGCCCTCAACGGCCGGCTGCGGAGCGTCGGTCGTAAGCTCCAGCTCGTCGGAATGGTCGGTAATGATTTCACCGGTTCTGGGGTCAACAGCCGGAATGCCGGAATCGTCAGCGAGCGCCTGCTGCATTTCCGTGGACATGATTCCCCACTTGGAAATGAGCTGTCGGAGCAGGGTTTTCTTTGCCATGCTGTCGAAGTCCTTGTACCAGAAACTCGAATACTTCCACATATCCTTGTCAGCGATCTGCCCGTTCTTGATCTTGTCGTAGGCGTCTTTGCTGAACGCCTGCGAGTATGTATCCGCATGATTGAGCATCTTTTCCTTTGACCAGTAGATGCACTTGCGGAAGCCGTTCAGATACTCGAAGTAAGCCATGTAGCCAACGATCGGAAGCGACTCACGGAGATCATCGTCTTCGATGAACTTGAACTGTGGCTTTGCGGTGTGCGGATCTTTGCCGAGGTACTCGCCCTGGCGGATCTCCATGCAGTCCAGATCGGAATACTGCCCGCTGCGGAGCGCAAGCTGGACATAGCCTTTGTAGCCAAGGACGAACTGCGCTTTGGAGCATTCAGGCGAAAGAAGGTGACCTTCGCGGTCGTACTTGGCTTTCTGCTTGAACGGCACAAGGTAATACTGACCGAGCTGCGGCGAGGGCGAGAGATTCAGAGCTTCACCCAGCAGACCACCGGCAAGGATGGAACTGGGTTCGCAGGTCTGAAGCGCCGGAGTAGTGGCGACGGCGGATGTGATCGACGCGATAAAGCGGTTTGCGCGTTTCGGGTCTTTCAGCGTATTGCGGATAAGGTTCTGGTAGGATTCCGTGCTGATGGCGACGGAGAACGTCTGCTTCTTGGCAGGCGCGATGTTAGAACTGCTCATAGTCGTAACCTCCATTTACGAGAAATTCTTTGAGTGCTTTCAGCTTGTCAATGCTGCCGCAGACGCGGAACGAAACCTGATAGATCTTTTCAGCAGGCGCCTCGGTGGGAATGGGCTGCTCGACGGGTGCAGAAACGGGGGCAGGCGGTTCTTCGTTCAGAACTTCTTCGATCTTCGCCTGCGCGGCATCTTGGACTTCCTGTGCGGACTTCATGGCGGCGCGCCGTCGTGCGGCTTCCTCCATCTCCTTGTGGCGGCGGTCAACAATCAGAGCGGCTTCCGGCGCGGAAAGCGTCTTGCGGTACTCGACCATGACCTCATCCTTGTGTTCCAGCGTCTCAATAAGCCGAAGATCGTTGGATACGTTCTGCAAGAACAAGGAAACCTGCCCTTGCAGCTTTTTCACGGAATCGGACATTGTGACGTTGACGCCTGCCCGCTCAAAGGGAACAAGGTCTTCAGGAATGCTGAGGCTGGCGCGGTACTCGTTGTAGAACGCGACGATTTCGTCACGCTTCGCGCCCTTGATGCCGTTCTCGACAGTTGCAATCTTCGTTTTTAGCTCGGCGTCTGCCTTGGTAAAGGCATCGGCCGCGCACTCCTTGTAGAGCTTTTCAAAGGCTTCATACGGGGCAAGGATGGCTTTCTTGACCTCGCGGCGGCGGGCTTCCAAGTCCTGAAATTCCTTGTTCAGCTCGGCACGGGCTTTCTTGACGTCCTTATAGGTTTCCTCGGTGCAAGCCAGCGCCAGCGCCTGTGCAACGCGAGCATCGACAGAAGCCTTGACCTGCCGTAGCTGGTCTTCGATAATCGGCAACTGCTTGACAACGATCAGATTATTTTCCATCGGTCGGCGCCTCCTGCGTGATCTCTTTCAGCAGCGGCAAGATCCGCTCGTCGATGCGGCTTTCCGGCACGTTGATCTCGCAGATCACAGCGCGTGCTTCGCGTTTGGCTGTGGGGGGCGATAACCTCCATTCCAACGGAGGCGTTCGGAATGCTGCAGCGGTAGCTATAGGCGCGTCCAGCGCGGACACTGCCGGTTTCCTCATCGCGGTAATAGACATTTACGATCATGTAGATTCTCCTTTCATGCGTTCAAAATCAACAGGCTCATCCGGGTCACATGGCTCGACCGTGAACGTGAAGCTGATACGCTCATGGCAGAACTTTCGGAAGTTTCCATCCGGGGAAGCCATGCAGGATTTCAGGAAGTTTTCTTCGGTGTATGCGCTGCTGCAATTCAGGATGCCGGGCTCCTTGTCGGGGTGGGCAAGCCGGAATGCCGCGCAAGCCAAGTTGACGTTCGGGGCTTCAACTTCCGTCCAGCCGCCGACGAAAGGCTGACCATCCGTGCCGTAGGTGAAGTAGTATTTATTCATTCGCAATCTCCTTTGCTGATATATCCGCGCACAACATCGGTGAGCCAGTCCTGCACAGTGTCGTAGCCGTCGGCTGCAAGATGCGCTTTGAGCTGGGCAGCTTCGTCGGCGGTGATTCTGGCGTGCAGCTTGTCCTTGAGCCGGTGCTGATCGGCGGTGCGGAAGTTCTTGCGAACGTTGCCGTCCGGGTCGAACTCGGCGTAGAGGGCTTTCATGGCTTTCTGTGTCAGGCAAACGCCGTAGGCGTCGCTGTTCTCGCACTTGCTCTGGCTTGTCATGTCGTACTTGGGGTAGATGGTCTGCACAACAGCGACCATTTCTTTTGCGGGAGTTTTTGTTTTTAGCCGAAGCTCTTTCAGATTGTTCGGCATCTGCATTCCTCCTTGACGATAAGATTTTTCACTGCTATGATCGAGGTAGGTCTTTGTGCCTGGGGTCGTTTCTGTGCCAGCGGAGCGGCCCCTTACTTTTTCTTGGTGGCTTCATCTCCTTTCCCAGCGGCGCGTTGCCGTTTCCGTTCCCGATAACCGATGAGCCATTGCTGGTAGCGTTCTTCCATGCCAGGAATCTCAAAGCAGGCTCGGGTGAGATCGAGCGCCATATCTGCCAGCGCGTTCCTCTGGAACTCTGGAATGGAATCGACATTGATGGTCGGCGGCAAGTTCTGTCCTCCTTTCTCATTGAGTGTTTAACTGATTAAACACTATCGGCAAAAAAAATACAGTCCACGGTCGTTTCAAGCGCAGCAGCAATTTTCAGCAACGTCTTTGTCGAAGCGGAGCGAGCTGTTCCGTTCTCCAAACCAGAGATCGTTGTGCGGCTGATGCCGCTTTTTGCTGCAAGTTCTTCCTGCGTCATGCGCTTTTCTTCACGGACTTCCTTGATGCGGTATCCCACGGGGCGTTCCTCCTTTCTGCCAAGGTGTTTAATTTGCTTGACACGAACACATTACCACGTTATTCCACGGCTGTCAAGCAAATTGAACAAAAATGTTCAAAAAATTTTACGGACGTCTTGACGATGCTGATTGCCGAATGTATAATATTTTTAACAAAACATCGGAGGCACTACCATGACGCTCAAGGATCTTGTAATTAAATACAGGGCAGACAATGGACTTTCTCAGCGCCAATTTGCGCTGCAATGCGGCCTTTCAAATGGATATATCAGTATGCTTGAAAAGGGGATTAACCCGAGTACCGGCGCGAAGATCACGCCAACGCTTCAGGCGCTGAATAAGCTGGCTGCGGGGATGCACACAACGCTGAACGAACTGTTTACGCTTGTTGATGATATGGATGTGGACGTAAAAACGCCCGCCCACAGTGAAGAGGACGGGCTGGCATCGGTCGATATGGAGATCATTTCACTTCTGGCTGGTTTGTCTGATGCGAAGAAGCAGCAAGCAATTTCGTTTCTTCGGTTTCTCGCAGCAAGCGAAGAAACGTAAGACATTCCTTTTTTGCGGTATCGGACATCTTTCCCAACAGGCATAGTACGGCCAACAGTTCCTTGCTCGACATTGCAGTATCTCCTTTTCTTTTTGGCTGCCGGCGCATTTTTGATTATAGCACAAAAATAGGTAATTGGTCTATTTCGAGAGAATATAACAATCTCGTTATTTCGACAAGGAGGAAATGAAGATGAAGATGAGAACGGTGGCGTCTTTTGCTTTTATTCTGGCAATTATCGTATTTTGCACAGGGTGCAGCGGAGCGAGAAGTGGATCTACGATAGAGAGCGGCTTAAATGAAGCGGGGAACTTTTATTCGACCTCTGAGATGGGGGACACCGAGTTCGCCGGGAGTCTTCCATTTGCAATTTCATACAACGGGAGTAACGTTTTTATAAAAGATGTTTCCGCATACGAAGTGCAGACAAGCAATTACGCCTATACGCTTTATGTTGTCATTGATATTGATGCGTCTGAACTTGACGATGCGGGGTTTCATTGGTTGCGAGAAGAAGATCTATCGGTAAGTGCGTATATTACCAGCGAAAAGAACGAGTATGATTTTGATGCTGCATATCGCCTTGGATCGCTCAGTTCCGGCAAAACAATCTCTTTCGTTTTCATGTCCAGTCCACTTGACAAATGCCGCCATTCGTTCGCCAATGGAAAAGTTACTGTTTCAGCATCACTCGCACAGGAAGATACTTATGAATACAAGAGGGAAGACGGAACCGTCGGAAACCTTCACAAAGAGAATACCGGGATGTACGATTTTGAATTGCCAGATGAACTTCCATCGGCTGAAACTATTCCAGAGCCGTTATACGGTTATGTCGTAGAATGGCTTGCAGAAAAAGCAAAGTCATACAGTTGAATTTGATCTTTGAGGTAAGGAACTATGGCACGTTCAGCGAAGAAAATTGAATACGCGCCCGCTGAACAGATTGGCGTGATTTACGCCCGCTATTCTTCGCACAACCAGAAAGAAGAAAGCATTGAGCAGCAGATCGCTGAATGCACGGAGTTTGCCGAAAAGAACGGAATCAGAATCATCGGCATTTATGCAGACAAGGCAGTGTCCGGTCGCTCTGACCGACGTCCGAACTTCCAGCGCATGATGCGCGATGCGGAGAAACGGCACTTCCAGATCGTTGTCGCGTACAAAAGCAACCGTATTGCCCGCAATATGCTGAACGCTTTGCAGTATGAGGCCCGGCTTGATTTGCTCGGAATCAAGACGTTGTACGCCAAAGAGGAATTCGGCAACACCGCCGCAGGCCGCTTTGCGCTGCGGACAATGATGAACGTGAATCAGTTCTATTCCGAGAACATGGGCGAGGACATCAAGCGTGGCATGGTGGACAACGCCAACGAATGCAAGGTGAACGGTATGCTCCCGCTCGGCTACGTCAAAAGCAAGGAGGGCAAATATGCCATCGCGCCTGATGAAGCAGCCGTTGTCCGTGAGATCTTCGACAGTGTTCTGAAAGACGTGCCGGTTGCTGAGATTGCCCGCTCGCTCAACCAGCGCGGTATCCACACGAAGCTCGGCCGAGAGTGGAATAAGAACAGCTTCCATATCATGCTGAAGAATGACAATTACATCGGCGTCTATCGCCACTCTGGCGTTGTGGTCGAGGACGGAATACCGCCGATCTTGGAAAAGGAGGTTTTCACAGCCGTGCAGGAAAAGCTCGCAAATAAGAAAAAGACCGCCGGGCGGCGGTCGGCAAACGGAGAATATCTGCTTACAGGGAAGCTGTTCTGCGGCTATTGCGGTTCCTACATGATCGGTGTATCTGGCACCGGGGAGAACGGAACCGTGCATAATTACTACCAATGCCAGAAGCGTCACGCAGAGGGCCGATGTGAGAAGAAGAACGTGCGCCGCGACTTCATTGAAAAGTTGATCGCGCGTCTGACGCAGGATTACATCTTGCAGGACGATACAATCGAGTGGATTGCAGACAGCACCATGAGCTTTCAGGCCATGGCGCGGAGGGAATCGGGCGTTGCTCAGCTCGAACGCGATCTGGCTGATAATCGCAAGGTTGCGAAGAATATCATGGCGGCAATCGAACAGGGAATCATCACGGAAACGACCAAGGCCCGGCTGCTTGAAGTCGAGGGGACGATACACGATCTGGAGCGTTCATTGTCCATAGCAAAGGCAGCGTCACAGCCGATAGAACGCGAACGAGTTGTTTTCTCGCTGGAGCAGATGCGCGAGGGAAACGTCGGAAGCAAGGAGCACCAAAAGAAGCTGATCGACACGTTCGTAAAATCGGTGACGCTTTGGGATGACCGCATTCAGATCGACTACTACCATACGCCCGGCAAACACAAATTCTCATATTCGCTGGAAGAATTGACGAGCAAAGCAGAAAACGAAAGTAATGCCTCGGACGTTCGTACAGACTCTCTTGAGCTCCACCATCAAGCTGCACCAAAAAAGATGCCGCTGCGAAAAGCCTAGAAGTTTCAACGACTTCCGGGCTTTTTTGCGCCCATTTTTAGAGGCGTGACAAAAAGATGCCAAAATGGGCTT